AAAGCATTTATCAATCTTACAATTAATGATCTTGATGTTATTTGTGGTGATAATGAAGGATTTATTAATCCTAATGCTTTTGAAAATGAATCAGATAATGTCTGCGTAGTAACATTTAAAGAAGATCATGTAGTTACGCTCAAACATATATTTATAAAATAAACATTTTAATTTAAAAAGGGAGTAATTAATTTTACTCCCTTTATAATGGATTTATATGAAAGAAGAAGAAAAAGCTTTATCGACTATAATAGAAACAACTAACGATTTGCAAGTACAAATTACAGATGATGTAATTAATAAGGATCCATTTGATCCTAAGTTTTATATAACTGATTCGAATAAGTCTGATATGATTAAGTATTTTGAAAAAGAAATACGCGATTCATTTGAATATAAATGGCTTATCGATATGTTTAAACGTGTACTTGATGTTAAATCGTGTATATTTTTTAAAGGTTATAGTCTTGAAAATGGTATGAAACTAGAATTTCATCATCACCCATTTACTCTTTATGATTATACAGAAGCTGTTGTTAACAAACATATGGATATACATAATGATAATTGGGTTTATGAAAATGAAGTTGAAAAAGAAGTAGCTTTAATACATTATAAACTTATGGTTGGATTAGTTCCATTAAATCCAACAGCTCATGCTCAAGTTCACGATCATGTATTAGATATACCTCCAGAATTGATTATTGGAGATTATGATCATTTTTATAAAGAATATGAAAAATATATTCCAGAAACAACAAAAATAAGATTTAAAGAATATCTTGAAAACTATCCAAAAGGATATCAACTTGAATTTCCTGAGAATTTTAAATATAAACCTACTACTGTTTTTGCTAACAATAAGCATCTTATTACTACTGAAAATATAGATAAGTTACTTATTGGAGATAAATTAAATAATATAAATAATGAATATATTTTAAAATATTTAGAGGAGAAAAAATAATGAAGAAATTTTTTAAAGTTCTTTTTTATCCTATTTTATGGATTTGGCAACTTCCTCAGCATATTGGTGCTTTAGGAGTTTTTATTGCAAATATTAATAACTGTGTAAAACGTGAAAGATTTGGAATTACATATTATGTAGTAAAACATATTTATGATTGTGGTATCAGTTTAGGAAACTATATTTTTCTAGACGTAGATACTTTGAAAAAATATAGTGAAGAAACTGTTCGTCATGAATATGGTCACAGTATTCAAAGTAAAATATTTGGTCCAACTTATTTAATTTTTGTCGGATTACCATCTCTTTGCGGTAATATTGTTGATAGAATTATGCAGAAAATACATAAAAAGACAGATACAATCGAATCTATTAAGAAACGATATAATATGTATTATCGAATGCCTTGGGAATGGTGGGCTGATAAATTTGGCAAAGTTGATAAAATGAAAAGATTAAAAGAGGATTTTAGCTCAAATGATAACACGTTATGATCAATATAATAATCCAAGCAGAGGACGATATCGTGATCCTGAAATAGCTTTACAAAATTTAAAAAATTCTGGAAATTGTGGAAACAAATATATTTTATCTCCATTTGGTTTTATTGATGAACCAAATGGAGATGGAGTTATTATTAAAAAAGTACGATTTCCAAAAGCTTATCAAGATAGATATTCGAATGAAGAAAATTGGTTAGAAATTTGTTATAATATTATTCAAACCTCATCAAATCGACATTTTTGGTTTTTATTAACACTTAAACAAAAGTATGAAATGTGTCAATTCTTATTGAAACATAAAAAAGAAAGAATGTATAAAATGGCTAAAGCTAATTATACATTTCTTGATCTTTATACTGATCTTAGTAAATATCAATTTACTGAAGATAGTTGGGAATACATGTCTTGGATTTATACTAAAAATGTTGATGAGCTTAAAAAATGTTGGGATTCTGTTTATGTTGATTATGGTAAAGATTATTTTGTTTTAAATAGTATAAGAATGTGGAAAGATTTCACATTTGATAAAATTAAAGATATTCTTAAAATAGTCGATGTTGATAAAGAAAACATTTACATTCATGATGGTCAATATATTATAAATTATCAAGATCCATATGGACAAAGGGGTCATTAATTATGAATAATACACTTTTAATTATTACTATAATTAATACAGTTCTTATATTGGTTTTAATTATAAAAACTTTAATAAATTCTTTTTTTAAAAAAGAATCTAAATCAACTCATATCGTAAGTGTAAATCCAGAAGAAAAGAAATCTGATATGTATATGATTTATGAAGCTCTTGATTATTTCATTTTAAAGGAACTTCATAATTTTACACTTAAAGATTTTTCTTTTACTAGCGATTCTACAAAAGATTATGTTTATAAAAATCATTATAGAGATTTGATAAAAGCTTTATTATCTCCTAATCAATTTGTTAAATTTAATTTTTCAGATAAAAATATTCCAGAACAACAATTCTTTAATATTTTTATTAATAAAATTTATTTGAATTATATTTCTGAAACTTCTGAAAATATTAAATCGCTGTTGTTTAAGTATTATTCTGGTTATACAAAAGATGGATATTTTGTTAATAAAAAAGAAAAACCAAAACCATCTGCTCTTCCTTTTATTATTAATTATGTGCGAAATTATCTGTGGTGTCGATATGAAGAAAATGAAGATGCTGAACAACAAATCTTGGAAACTATTAGATCTGGATCTAAAGTTTTAGGTGCTTCTACATATGAAGCTGCTTTGGAAAATTATGATTTAGCTTGTTGTCGAAAACTTACTTTAAATATATATCATGCTAATGACATTGTTGAAGTATCTGAAGATTCATCTCATAAAAAATATGAATACGGTGTTCAGAATGTTCCTAAAACAATAAGTGATTTTGGATTAAAGCAATCTAAAGAACAAATTCAATTATCAGAAAAAAAGGAAGAGTAGGAGGAAATAACGAATGAGTTTTTTATTAAATGCTGTAAACAAAGTAAATGATACGTTTGCAAAGGCAGGAAGTTTTAATTCTGAATTTGGAATGATGACTGGTATGACTCCAATTGATATTTTGTCATGTAATTATGAAAAATCATTTTTGTATGATGAAACAATTCTTAATGGTGGTCTATTTAACTTTCCATATACAGAATTAGGTTTATCAGCATCTGGTAAAACAACATTATGGTTACAATTAGTTGGAGCTGCAATCGATAACTGGTGTAAACTTTATGGACCAGTATCAGAAATGATTTTCTATAATGTAGAGGGTCATACTACAACTAAACGTATTCAGGATGTAACTGGATGGGATGATTGGCAACTTCAGGAAAGATGTCGAATCATTTCGAAACCATGGTCAATTATCGAGATTTATAATGATCTTGCTGTATTAGCAAAGAATAAGATTGCTCATAGAAAAGAATTGGAAGTTAATACTGGTATTAGATCTATTACTGGTGAAACTATTCGAGTTCTTCCAACTACTTATGCTCTTATTGACTCAATTGCAGCTGTACGTTCTAAAACAGATTTGGAATTTGATAAAGAAGGAAACATTAAGAGTACAGATTCTATTGCAGGTACATCTAATATGGATGCTATGCAAATTGCTAAAGATAACACAATGTTTATTAATGAAGTTAAGAAACTTTGTGAAGAAGCAAAAATCTGTCTCGTAATGGTAAACCATCTTGTTGAAATTCCAGTTCTCGATAGATATAATCCACCGAAACCTCAGCTTCCTGGTATGAAATTCAATCAGAAAGTTAAAGGTGGAACTGAATTACTTTATCAGTCATTCTGTGTTGGACAACTTTCTGTTAAAGACAGATTGTTTAATGAAAAAACAAAAATATTTGGAGATGCTGTTCATGGTATTATTGCTTTTATGGATTGGCTTAAGAATAAGAATGGTCCAGAAGGCGTAAGATATCCAATGGTATTCGATTCTGCTACTGGATATAAACCTGAACTTACTGACTTTGAAATTCTTTATGAAGAAGGTCAATGGGGTATTTCTGGTAATCCTATGGGTATGTATCTTGATATTCTTCCAGAAATTAAGTTTACTCGTAAGACTCTTATGTATCTCTGTCATCAGGATCCAATTCTTGCAAGAGCACTAAGCTTTACAACTCGTCTTTATTTGATTAGTAAAGTTTTGTTGCATCAGTTACCTCCTGATATTAAAGCTCTTGGTGAACTTGATT